ATTCCTATTTGGAAACAAAAGGGTGATGTTACCGACGCTGAGAAAGGTCGTGATTTGATTATTGAATTGACAAAAGCTAAGACTCCCGCAGGTAAAGAATACACAATCACACAAACAATTATGTATGATGACCCATCACCACTTCATGATGATTCTTCAACTATGAAAGAATGGATGGAAGATGAATTGACTTGGGCTGATGTATATTCTAAAAAACCTGTTGAATACCTTGAGGCAATCGCTCGTGGTGAGACTCCTGTATGGGATTCTGAATTGAAAAAATATGTTTATGGTGATGACTATGAGATGACTATGGGTGGTAGTTCTTCTCCTAAGGCAGACCCACAAGCAAGTATGGATGTTGACGAAGACCTTCCATTCTAAAAACTAACCTGATGGTGCAGGCTTTGTCTGCACCATCTTTTATAATTTAAAAGAATATGGCAATCAAGAAAAAAGATTTCGGTAGTATTAAAAAGAAGTTCTCAACTTCTGCTAAATTTAAACCACAAAGGTTCTTTGATTTAGGTCAAGATTTTTTGGATGCGGTCGGAGTACCTGGTCCTGCTATGGGTCATTTAAATATGTTCTTGGGTCATTCAGATACTGGAAAAACAACAGCGTTAGTTAAAGCGGCGGTTGATGCTCAGAAAAAAGAAATTTTACCTGTCTTTATTATTACAGAACAAAAATGGTCTTTTGACCACGCAAAACTTATGGGTTTTGAATGTGAAGAAGTGGTTGATACAGAAACGGGAGAACTTGATTGGGATGGATTTTTCTTGTTCAATAATAACTTTGAATATATTGAACAAATTACAGATTACATCAACGAGTTATTAGATGCACAGGAAAAAGGTGAGATTGAGTACGATTTATTATTCTTATGGGATTCGGTTGGTTCAGTACCCTGTAAGATGACCTTTGAAGGTAAAGGTGGTAAACAACATAACGCTGCGGTATTGGCTGACAAGATTGGTATGGGAATCAACCAAAGAATTTCAGGTTCAAGAAAATCAGAATCAAAATATGAAAACTCATTGGTTATTGTAAATCAGCCGTGGGTTGAATTACCTGACAACCCATTTGGACAACCAAAAATTAAAGCAAAAGGTGGTGAGGCAATTTGGTTAAACTCATCTTTAGTATTTTTGTTTGGTAACCAAAAAGGGGCTGGTACTACAAAGATTTCCGCAGTCAAAGACAAAAGAAAAGTTAAGTTTGCAACAAGAACCAAAATTTCTGTTATGAAAAACCACATCAATGGATTGGGTTATGAGGACGGAAAGATTTTGGTAACAGCACACGGATTTTTGGCGGGTAAAGACTCCGCAGAAGAGAAGAAGTCTATTGAAGGTTACAAAGCCGAACAATCAGACTATTGGAAAGACATCATCGGTACAGGTGGTGAGTTTAGGTTAGAAGAAGAAACGTTGGACCTTTAAAATAAAAGTTTGTGGTAAAGACACTATTAGTTGATGGTGACAACTTATTCAAAATTGGTTTTCATGGGGTTAGAGATTACTACCACGAAGGAAACCATATAGGTGGAATTTACCACTTCATCAACGTACTCAAAAAGTTCTTAGAAGAACACAATTACGATAAAGTTATAGTCTTTTGGGATGGTAATAACAATGCCTCCCAAAGACGTGCTTTATATCCCCAATACAAAGAGAATAGACGTGAGACGATGAACGAGATAAAGAAACAATCGTTCTATCACCAGAAGTCTCGTGTGTGTCTTTATTTAGAGGAAATGTTTATTCGTCAAGTACGACTTGACGGTTGTGAATCTGATGACGCGATTTCTTATTACTGTCAGATTTCTCAAGACGAACACAAAACCATTTTTTCATCCGACAAAGATTTAACTCAGTTAATTTCAGACAGAGTACAAATTTATTCACCACTAAAACGAGAATATTTTAAAAAGGGTGATAAAATTAAATTTGATTACATTGAGGTTATACCTGAGAATGTTGTTACACTTAAAACCTTAACAGGTGATAAGTCAGACAATATTGATGGTGTATTGAGATTGGGAGAAAAGACAGTTTTGAAATTCTTTCCTGAGATAGTTGACACTCCCACTTCTATTGATGATATTTTAACCCACGCTGAAGAATTAGTTAAAGAAGAAACAAAAAACAAAACTCTAAAAAATCTTATTAAAGGTGTAACCAAAAATGGTACATATGGAAAAGAAATTTTAGATGTTAACAAAAGAATCGTAGATTTGTCTAACCCATTAATTAGTGACGAAGGAAAAGAAGAGATAGATTTATATTACCGTGAAGAATTAGACCCTGAAGGTAGGGGGTATAAGAACTTAATAAAGTACATGATGGAAGATGGACTTTTTAAATACCTACCAAAAAAAGACAATGCTTGGGTTGAATTCCTACAACCCTTTATGAAACTTACAAGAAAAGAAAAAAGAAGATTTAATAACAAAAAATAAAATTATGAAAGAGCAAAATGATGTAGTAAAATTAGAATTTCTGTTGATGCTGAATGACAACATTGTGGTACAACGTTATTTTAATGTTAGAGGTTACAACCCAAACGCAAGAAAAAGTTTGGAGATTGTTAAAGCTTTGCATGAGACAATTGACACCATCAAAACCGATTTGACCAACAAATCATGTTTCTATTTGTTGGAAAATTATGAACAAATTTTGATTGATGAGGAGATTCTAAATACCTCAAATACTGATGGTCCTGAGAATTTTTTCATGTCAATTAAGATTGGTGATGAGACAATTTGTCAGTCTGGATGGGATGCAAAACTATACCCACCTAAGGTAAGATACACCGTAGACATACGCCCACACCTAAAAAGTATCTTAAGGAACTTGACTGACATTTTTTCAAGCGAAAATTTAACACACGAGTACATGGGTTATTCCCTAGTTTAATCATATTTATAAAAACTCACACTTTAAATTTAGAGGAATTATGTCAGACGAAAAAAATTTTGGATATCTAGGAAACACATTTCAAATACAACTAATTAACAACATTATATTATATAAAGATTTCGCAAATTCTATCGTTGATGTTCTAGACCCAAAATACTTTGATAATCAATATTTTCGTTTGATTATGCAAATGATTAAGGAGTATTATGTTAAGTACGAACATGCTCCTACATTTGAAACATTAGAACAATTAACCAAAAGTGAGATATCAAGTCCTATGGCCCAAAAAATGGTCCTGGATATGGTCTCACAGGTAAAAGAGGCACCATTTCAGGGTCATCAGTTTGTCCAAGAGAAGTCATTAAAGTTCTGTAAACAACAAGAATTACAGAAGGTTATGGGTAAGGCTCAAAAGATAATTGATAAGGGTGATTTTGAGAGCTACGATAAGCTCGAGGAAATGGTTAGAGAGGCTTTACAAGTAGGAGAATTGAATCAAGGTATAGATGATGTATTCTCAAATTTAGACCAAGTACTACAAGATGATTTTAGACACCCAATACCCATTGGAATACCTGGTATTGATAACTGTTTAAAAGGTGGATTAGCTAAGGGTGAGATTGGTGTTATTTTGGCACCAACAGGTGTTGGTAAAACAACTGTTCTAACCAAAATTGCTAATCACGGATTCAATCTTGGATATAACGTACTTCAGATATTTTTTGAGGATAACCCTAAGATTATTCAAAGAAAACACTTTACACTTTGGACAGGGATTGCCCCTGACAACTTGTCTTTACATAAAGATGAGGTTATGGACAAAGTTAAATCCATTCAAGATACGACACCAAATAAGTTAACATTAAAAAAATTACCTTCTGACACCTTAACTATGAATCAGGTTAAAAACCAAATTCGTAAGATGATTGCTGAAGGTAATAAAATTGATATGGTTGTTTTAGATTATATTGATTGTATTATGCCTGATAAAAACTTAGGTGATGAATGGAAGAGTGAAGGTTCTGTAATGAGAGGATTCGAGGCTATGTGTCATGAACTAGATATTGCTGGTTGGACTGCGACACAAGGTAATCGTTCTTCAATTTCTTCTGATGTTGTTACAACTGACCAAATGGGTGGGTCTATTAAGAAAGCACAAGTTGG